TTCGTATTCTTCTTTGGAGTAGATAACTCCAGTCTTCTTATCTCTAAACCCGCTCTTTCTTACCTTCTGGTTAGCATCCTGCTCTGCAGACTGCTGGTTGGACATGTTGAAGATCATTCTCAGACGATTAACGTCCTTCATCAACTTCCAAGGCATGATCAGATACTGTGCTGTCCTAAGCGCAGCAAGACCACCCATCAGTTGCACGACTCCGAGTATGCCTCGGAATGCACGTCTGATCGGACCTTCTTCCTTAAAATTACCAATTACATTAGTCAGTCCATCAAGGAGCAGACCAACCCCAAATTTAGTAACTTTGAATGCAAACTTACCTATCGTGAATAGTATCTTGAATACCTTTACGGCACTCTCAGCATTCTTGGGGTTACTTAACCAGTTTAATGCTCCAAATATAATCATATATTTGAAGACTTTGAATAGACCATTGAAAAGTCCACCAAGCATATTTAACTTGGGTTTCTGCTTCTCAACTGCCTTTCTACCTTCCTCTTTGCCTTCTTCTACGCCCTTCTCTGCTTCGTCTTCTAATTTACCACGTTTCTTTTTTCGGAAAGTTCTTCGGAAATCCCGCATGGATGTAGTCCACTTGGTCTTATCCTTCTTATCTTTCCTCTTAATCGTCGTGACTTCTGTCTTGGAAGTGTCTGTAAGATACTCTTTCTCAAACTTTAGAAGCTCAGTAGTATCATAAAAACTCTTGGCAATGCCATCCGTCACGCTCCCCATGCGATTGATGCCCTTACGCACCTGATCCATGTTTTGAGCGATACCTGACTTACCAGTTATCGGTTGAATTTTTATGAAACTGCGGATTGCTGCCATTAGAGGGACATGCGTGACTGATCTTGGTTTTGTCTTCTTTCTTCCTCAGCAATGTGTGCGAGGAGAAGATTCACATATACATCACGTTCCCACGGTATCATATTCTCTAATTCTGTTAGCGAATACTTGTGGTGCTGCATCAAGGCAAAGTTTGTCTTATAGTAGTTTTCAAGACTATCGTGCAGTAGGGCTATGCGAAAAAACTCGCTAGTCCTTCAAGCACAACATCGGATACGACTTTAGTGTTGGGGTTAACAACTTCAAGTGTGTATGACAGTTTGGGCATAGTCTCAAAGAATTTCTGGACTTTAGCAAACTGCTCGGAATTCAAGTCTTCCAAGAATTCAAGTGCTTCTTTCTTAGTGAAGCTGTCATAGACCTCTTCCTTATCGTAAACACTTTCAATACACCCTGCTGCCAACTCGAAGATATCCTCGATATTAGGATCCTCCGACATATTTTGACTGATGAATACATCAATCGACGGATACTTCATAACAATACCTACATTATCATCGAGAAGCATTTTCTTCTCATGATCTGCAGGAACAACAACCTCAACTTGATTTAGAGGGACCATCACTTCTACTTGGGTCTCATTATCATCAGGGCAGGTGATTTTGAATTCACTTGCTTCACCAACAGCAGTAGCACGAATGCGAAGGAAGATGTATTCGATCTCGAATGTTGCGAGATCTTCAACCTTACCTTTCAGGTTGGTGCAGTTTTTGATGATGGTCTTAACTGCCTTGATCATCTGCTTGTCGTCTTGCGACTCCATAGCGAGATACAGCAGTTTTTCCTCCTTAACGAGGAAAGGTCTATATGTGATTTTAGTGCCAGTAATAGGCAGTGTCAAATCATACTCGGGGATAGCGAGCTTAGGTAAAGGCATAATGCTCCATAACTATTAAATTTATTTAGGTGCCAAAGAACGACGAATCTATCTGATCGTTGGAGAATCCTAAGCGACTGAATACTTTATCAAAATCGCGAATGACTTTATCATTGGCACTAGCTTTGAATGACAGCACATCCTCTGCAGTTGTGTCAAATCTAAATCTCTCGTATTTGAAGTCAACATCAATCTTCAGCAGATCTGCTGGTCCATTATTAAGAGTCATTGCTGAGATGTCAAATGGATATGCACCATACATCTGCCAGACTGCAGTGGATCTATTCATCCTCTGCTCAAATTTAACTGGTTTTCCAGCACCATTATTAGATCTACCTTTATATACAACGTTAGCACCATTCTCCCATTTCAGGATCTGAATGCTTGATGTATACTCATCATAGAATGATACTCTATTTTCAGCATCATTAGCAGTCATATTCATCCAATTCTCAAAGAATTGGCGATGATACATGTCCTTTGTCATAATAAAGGACATTCGGACTTCTTGCTTCTGCTGACCATATGCATAGTCATATGGCATACCAACAGTCTTGATTGATTGTGTCTTAATCCTTCTAGCAGGGATAGTTACACTGTCAGCAAAATAGTTGATAGATTCGTAATGCTCTTTGAAATCGGGTTGTGTTCCAGTAGCATACATCATTACGGGGAGAGTAATCTCCACCGAGAATAGATTCGACTTTGCAATATCTTTCTCGCCACTTGCGACTAGATCAGCAAATCGGAGAAAACTATTGGGATTTCTGTAACTCATTAAACTCGACTCCAGATGTGACTGCTAGGGACTTCGATCCAGCGACCTGCTGCATTAAATAAGAATTGCTCGATAGGCAATGGAGTCATATCCTGCAGATCAATCGGTTTAACAGTGTAAATGTTGGTAGCATTTGACATAAAGTATTTATGATAGCAACGGGCAGGAAATGCGGGACTGCCCATAGACCACTGTGCAGCGATTGTCCTTCTTGCTGATGGTTGTAGATAATGTAAGTTACCACCTGAGAATTGCATGTTACGTTTATCCAGATCGGATATTTGCACCATGGGGAATCTGTCATAAAATGACAATTTCTCAGTTGATGCAGAATATGCAAAAAAGATGATGTCACCAACTGCAAAGGTGCCCTCATAGGGTTCCATACCATATTGCAGTTGAGAGCGATACCACTCTTTAGATTGTGACTTGCCTTCTGCAAGATCCTTAACATCAGTGAAGATGCTCATACGTTTAACTCTTTTTCTGTGAGAATTAGGAATTCCATACGACGATCCTTACAGTATTCTCTTGCTGCCTTCCATTTTGCTTGGTTGACACCGTAAGTTTTCACTTCAGTTATATATCTTTTAGTCTGCCTCTTCGGTCTCTTCGGGGGCGCACACTGGACTTTCGGTTTAACTTCGATAATGAATTTCTGAGTCCCTCCGTTTCTAGTTCGTGCTCTGACGTAGAAGTCGGGAAAATAGCGGTGAATCCGACCATCAACAGGACTGATGTATGGAATAACGATCTCTTCACTTCCCCACTCCATTACATTTACATTTTTGTCGCACCAGACCATAAACTTTCTTTCCCACAAACTCCTATAAATAATATTAGTGGGATCACCCTTATACTTATGTCTATTTGATGGTCTGTATTTGCCAGAATAACTCATGCCGAAGTCAAATTTGTTAGTATTCCCTAGGGTCAAACCTATGGGCACATCAAGTAGTAGCAGGGCGTCTGTAAGAGACAAAGCCTCGTATCCTACAGAAGTTGTAGACTACCTTAAGTTAAATATTTATAAACACAAAAAGAGATCTCAAGGATCTGATAAAGGTAGTGGTGAAGGATATAAGCAACTTTACTTATACCTCCCTCCTGGTTTGAATGAGAGGTATTCTGCTAAGTATGAAGGTAAGAACCTTGGTGCAGTTGGTAATGCCGTAATCGGTGCTGCTGCTGACGTGGTTGGTAGTGGTGGATCTCTTGATAATATCGGTGACAATGTTTCAGCGGCGGCAAAAGCAGCAAAACCTGCTCTAGGATTTAAGCTTGGTGCTACCGCAATCAACACGGTGGTGGGTGAAGTGTCACCTTATGGATTCAACATTGATTCTAACGATCTTTCCCAACTAACGCAAGGTAAAGTATTCAACCCTTATGAAGAGATGCTCTTCAAAGGTGTCGGATTTATCTCTCATAGTTTTAAGTTTAGTTTCGTGCCTAAGAGTGCTGCAGATGTGCAGACGATCTATGAGATCATTAGTTGTCTTAGACAATCTATGCACCCAGCGAAAGAAGGAAACGACTGGTTGCTCATCCCTGACAAGTTCAAGGCAGAGATTGTTAGGTATGAATCAAGTGGTGACGATGAAAAACTAGGTAAAGGAAAAAGGTCAGGTGGGTATATGAATGCCCTACTACGCTTTCCTCACAAAATGGTGTTACAGGACATGAGCGTTGACTTTGGCGATTCAACTGCAATTCGCACCCATACGCCTGGACTGGAAAATAAAGACTTCGGTTTTGCCGTCTATAACATGTCTCTCACTTTCCAAGAGACCAAATACCGTACTCGCGAGGACTTCAAGGACGAATAATGTCAAATTACTTCTCATACTTACCTGACGTATTCGTAAGGACATCTAGTTATCGCACAGGTAATAATGATCCTTACGTCCAGGCAAAAAATCTATTCCGTCGTATTAAGATACGAGATGATATAAGTGATATCATTCTTGGATTTGAAAAATACATCATTCAACACAACGAAAGACCCGATCAGATTGCTGATAGGGTATATGGTAACGTTGAATATGATTGGGTCGTGCTACTCACTAATAACATCATCAACGTATATGATGAATGGCCTATGACTGAGCAGGAGATGTATGCATATATGGTTCGTAAATACGGTGCGAAACACGTAGAAAGCATTCACCACTGGGTAACACAAGAGATTAAAAGCACAAGGGGTGATGTAATCCTTAGAGATGGATTTGAGGTTGCTCAAGACTTTGAATACTCACGTCCTGATGGCACACTTATCCCCAAAGAAGAGTTAGTTAGACCTGTGTCCAACTATGACTATGAATTGGCATTAAATGACTATAAGAGAGGTATACACCTACTCAAACCTCAATATATCGATGCATTTGTTGAAGAATTTGAGAAATTGGTTGAATACCTTCCTTCTAATGAAGTTGATCCTGCTACAGGTATTAAGAAGACTGCAGCAGCTGTTGCAGAGGCATTTACCAATGTCAAACCCACGTATGAGACTCTTGTGGGACAAATACCTTCAATTCAATTTGCCTCTTCAGCAGAATACACCTCCAGAAGTTTCGGATCTTCCGATCCTACTATCTCTGAAGGTGATGTACTTGCTGATGGTAGCACCGTTGTTTCAGTTAGCGTCTCTACAGGAACTAGCAGTGCAACTATTGAGCAGGCAGGACAAATGGATACAACTGAAACTAATCAGTATGGGTCTGCTGGATCATCTAGTGGTCAACAGTCCTCAGGATCGTCCTACAGCGGTGGTGGATATTAGATAAGTCCTTTCTCTTTTGCTACATGTAGCAAATCTTTCAAATTACCCACATGTTGCGCTCCAAGTGCGATTTGTGGGTATTCTGCTTTTTGACCAAATTCGTTTTCAAACGATTTTTGCGTAAAATGCTGATTTAGGCGATATTCGAGATATTCGCCATCTAGTGATAGTAGCAGTTGTGCTGCCCTTTCACATTCTTGACTTCCATTTGAATAGATTACAGCGGTCTGAGGGATCATGATTGTTTCTCCTTACGATCGTAGGTAATTACAAATTTTTGATGTTGAGTCTTTTTATCGGTGCAAATATAATGAGTTGCTTCGCCACCCAATATTCTGCATATATTATCTAGTTGTATCTGAACTGCAAACTTCTTAAAATTGTCATCAATCCCTGGTCTTTCCTGTGGTTGGTTAAAGTCATCCATAAGTAATCACAATTTTGTTGTCTAGGTATTCAACTTGAGCATTCAATAAACCACCTGCTCTTCTGATAAGAGCAAGTCCTGCAATTTTATCTGCTTCAGGACCAGATTCAGGTTGCTCTCTATGCTTCTTCCACATCTCAGCAACCATATCGACAGGTTCTGGTGTGTTGTAAGGCAGTGCAGGAGCGTTATACCACTCATCAATTGCTTCCTGTGTAGGAATAGTAATGGTAAAAGCAAGTCCCTCTTCGCGAAACTCATCTTCCATCTTTTGATAAGTTTCTGGTGTGATATTCGCATCATTCATAATGTCCTTTCCAGTCTTTCAGTTGGTTGATCAGGGAAGTCTCTTGGTCTGCTATCAGTAGCGTTATCGGTCCTAGGGGATCCTTCATTCGCCTTCATGGTATGTTGATAGTTTGGTCTTGGATATCTGATACGAAATGGATCAGGCATCCAATAGGTCACTTGCCACTCTTGCTCAGGACACAGTTCAAGGTGCTTCTCTACACTA